TAATAGTGTTGGAAATTTTGATCGAGGCCCTGTACTACATCCTTCATATAATACTAGAGCTGTTTACATGGTGGCAGAGAGGTCAAACTATTCAAATTATAATGAAACTTCAGAATTTCATAGCGAGGTTTACCAACTTGTTCTGCCATTTGATGTATAAAAAAAGATTGACACAGATTTAATTTTCATATATATTTAATACAAACAGGAGTTTAATATGAAAACACTTTACGAAGTGCTAAATGTAGATTTAGCGCAAGAATATACAAAGGCTCGTAAAAAAGCTGTACTTGAAACACTTGAACTTGATGCGCAAACAGAAATTGCTGCAAAAAAAGCAATTGACGATATGATTATACCCGAAGACGATGATAGACTACATTGGATTCAAAAAATTGGTAACGCTGCTGGTGCAGATTTGTTAACTATTGGAAAAGTACAACCTGAAAATATGTTAGCAATGGCTGCACTTTCAGAAGAAGATTTTCAAGAATGTGTAAAAGTAGCAACAGGTTCAGCTAGACGTTGGAATGAGTTAACAGTAGCAGCGGAAAAAGAACTTAACAAGGACTTAGTACCAAGCACTATGATTTAATGCAATTAAGTATTTGTATTCCTGCAAGAGATACTGTTCATACAGGATTTGCCAAGAGTTTGGTAAATCTTACAAACAAACTTACTGCAAACAATGTAAATTTTAATTTACATATTATTTGTGGCAGTGTCATTTCACAAAGTCGTATTGATTTAGCTAATGAAGCATTAGATAGTGGATGTACTCATATATTGTGGTTAGATAGTGATATTCACTTTTCATCAAATATATTTGATAAACTTATTTTGCACAACAAAGATATTGTGGCTGCAACGTACAGCACCCGTTACAGTCCTAATGTAAGTGTTGCATTTGTAGATCCTGACAACATTGATCTTAGATTAAATGCTACCACAGGTTTACACAAGGTATGGGCAGTAGGAATGGGTTGTATGTTAACTTCTGCAAGTGTGTACGATGAATTACCAAAACCGTGGTTTGCCCACGAATATAATAAAAATTTAGATAACTTCAGTGGCGAAGATATATACTTTTGTAATCAAGCAATGCATCATGGAATAGATGTTTATGTTGATGCAGATATAAAATTAGCACACTACGGAACGAAAGCAATCTTACTATGAAAGTATTTGACAAATTTGGAATAGACCCACAAAGTACATTTAGTGCATTTAGTACTATGAAAAATAACGTTGTAAATCATGCACCTATTTTGTATGTAGATGATACAGATGATTTGAGTATTTTAGGCAAGCAACAGTTTGGCACTAGATACGTCTGGCTAGTCGATAAATCAATTACTACATATGATAGCTTTCCGTGGTACTTTATGCCAGAGACAAAAACTAAAAAAATACACACGTTTCCATATGTACACAAAAACAGTAGAAAAATAATTTCTTATGATAAAGTTAAGCTAGTGCCTACTAACGCTCATTTGAATAATTTTGAATCTGTAAAAGAAAGATATATTTGTGGACACTACGATCCTTATTTTGGCAAAGACAAATTTGATATTTTTTACATTGGCGAAGATAAAACAGTCTACGATAAACTCATTGCTAGAGAATTTGACGTTCAAGTGGTTGACAATGTTGAACAGGCTAAAAGTCAAAGTTTTACAGATTTGTTTTGGATTGTGTACGACGATACCGATGTAAGAGAAACATTTAAATTCAGTTACAAACCAGATGAGTGGAGTTATGATATTCCTCATGTATTTGGCAACGGCGACATAGATCAATTAGATGGTATTGTGCTGATGCCAAGACATTATAATGCCACTGATAAAGAAATAAAACACAGATTCTTTGTTAACAAAAAAGAAGTGCGTATTATGGCAAGTGTTCCAAAAAAATACGATCAATTTGTTGTTAACAATTATTATGATTATAAAAACGCATTAGAAAAATCAACTACAGAAATGTTTTGGGCATATAACAATCAAATTGTAGTTGATGATGATTTTAAATTTGACTACTATATAAGTCATCATAGCAGTGATCGTAAAAGTAATCATGCTTGGTTAAATGCCAACAACTACAATGGCATATTTTTGTTCAGCAAAAATTCTCCTGTAACAGAAGAAGAAATAGTTTTCAAAGATTTAAAAGAAAAAATTCTTCACGAAGAAATAGCAAGTATGCCAAAAGATTTTGAAAAGTTTACCATTGATACATATGAACAATATAAAAGTGCATTAGAAAGTTGTGGAACAGATATGTTCTGGCTAATCCCTAGTGATGTTATACCTGCTGAAGATTTTGAGTGGGATACATATTTTCATAAGCAAGAAAAATTTGATATGAAAACCAATCACGTGTTTTTAAACGGTAAATCTTTTGACGGAATTGCTTTAATGTGTACAAAAGCAGAAGTGTCTGACAAAGAGTTTGAACATAGATTTTACGTAAACAAGAAAGAACACAAAGTTGTAGCAAGTAATCCAAAACCATATGAAAAATATACTATTAATTCTTATGAAGATTATACCGAAGCATTGTATAATACTCAAAGTGAAATGTTTTGGGGTGTGCCTAGTGATGTAGAAGTTGAAGATGATTTCAATTTTGATATGTATTTTGATCATCACAACACATACGATAGAAATATAAATCACGTATTTTTAAACAACGATACATACGATGGTATAGTGTTGTTTAGTAAAAATGTTTTGGTTAGCGAAAAAGAAATTGAACACAGATTTTTAATTAAGAAGAAAGAATGGGATATAGTAGCAAGCAAACCTAAGCCATATCCAATTTACACAGTAAATGATTATACCGATTATCTAAACGCAAAAAAAGATTGCAATTACGATATGTTTTGGATGGTAAACGATAGCTTCTTGCCAGTGCCTGATTTTAATTGGAACTTCTATATAGATCATCATAATCAATACGAACGAAAAATAAATCACGTATGGAAAAACGGAGATTTTTATGATGGCATTGCTTTGACAAGTACAAAACTTAGTATCAGCCAGCGTGAAATTGATTATAGATTTTTTGTTACAAAAAAAGAGTACCTTGAAGTCGGCAGTAATCCAAAACCATATGACATTGTGTTTATCAGTAATGGCGAACCCAATGCAGATGAAAACTTTGATCTGCTCAGTGAAAAGTTTCCAAGAGCAAAACGTGTTATGGACATTAAGGGTATTCATGCAGCACATAAACGTGCAGCAGAATTAGTAGAAACAGATATGTTTTGGGTAGTAGACGGTGATGCAGAAATTATAGATGGATTTGATTTTGATTACTATGTTCCTGCATACGATATTGATGGAAAAGATACAGTGCATGTATGGCGTAGTTTAAATCCTATCAATGGACTAGTATACGGCTATGGTGGTGTAAAATTACTTCCTACAAATTTAACACGTAATATGGACGAATCTACAACAGATATGACCACTAGTATCAGCGACAAATTTAAAGGCATCGAAGAGATGAGTAATACTAGTGCGTTTAATACTGATTCGTTTAGTGCATGGCGCAGTGGATTTAGAGAATGTGCAAAATTAGCAAGCCGTACTATTGCTAGACAAAAAGATGAAGAAACTGAATTTAGATTAGAGGCTTGGTGTACTAGAGGAGCAGACAAACCCTTTGGTAAAGCAGCAATTGCAGGTGCTATAGCTGGAAAAGAGTTTGGAGAACTCAACAAAGATAACGTAGAAGAACTTGCAAAAATCAACGACTTCGAATGGCTAAAAGAAGAATTTAAGAAATTATATCAATAACTTCAATAATAGTTTTTAATTTATTTTGATTAATTTTGCTACGTAATGTATTTTGCAAACCGTTATGCAGTGGTTTTGGCCAAGATCCAAAATTTACCCAACAGTAACCATCGTGTTCTTCATTTAGAAATGGCATAAATTCGTCTTTTACAACACAGAGATATGTGTGAAAATGAAAATGTTCGTCGTTGCTAACAAAAGTTTCTAAAGGAATAGATTTTTCTATTTGAGGATCGAATCCTATTTCTTCGTTTATTTCACGCAAAAGACCAGTGTAAGGAGTTTCTTTTCCTTCATTAGTTCCGCCAACTATACCCCATAGATTTTTTGTTTTAGCTTTTGTTCTGTGTAAAAACAAAAAACGTTTTGTATTCAGTGCATAAAACAATGCACCGCTGCAACTAATCTTATTCATAAAAATAATTATCTTATAAAGTAATAGTCCAAGTACCTCTTGGATAATAACCATCAACGCTTGTTTGCCAATAATATCCATTCCAATAATATTGTTGACCTGTTGTAACATTAGTTACATAGGTTGTGTCATTATCAGCACTTGCATCCCATATGATATGCCAGGTTGTTCCGTCCCATTCTACAATATCGTTTGCATCTGCAACAAAGTCTGTGTTGTCAGCATTTTTCCAAGCAGCAGGCCCATCTTCATTAAGGTTTAGAATATATTCTACAATGTCTCCTGGATTAAATGCAGTATCTAAAGTTATAACAAAATTATCATCTACATTAGAACCAGTTGCATTGACCAACGTGTTGTTTACATACACCTGGAAGTTTGTAACAGTTTCGTTACCTTCTCTGTCTGCAAGTGAACTATTGGCAATAAAGTAATCAATATCTGTATTAATCACATTGTAAGTTACATCAGAAGTAAACTTTCTTGCTACTCTATATCCAATTGGATCTAGCAATACTACTCTAGTACCTGGTGTTTTTACAGCTAACGGACTAAAACTAATTGGACTTACAATGTAATTAATTGTACCATCTGTTTTTGTTGGTCCTGCGATTAATGTATTACTAGGAAGCGTATCTTGATCCCATTCAATATCAATTACAAAGTTGTCTCTTTCTCTAACAACAAAAGTTCCTACAATTTCATTGTCTAATTCTGCTCTACGTATCCTTAGTTGACTAATACCTGGCTGATATTTTGCTGGCAATTCAGCTTCAATAATGTTCAGCCAAGTAATTTCTCCTACACGTAGTTTTTTGTTAATTGCAAGTTTACCAGTTTCCTCTTGTACAATTAAATCAAAGTTTCGATAACTTGTTACTAATGGATTGCTTAGATCAAGTCTACCGCCGACTCCTACACTTTGTGTAGAAGTTGTATTAGTTTGATTATCAACAATTGTGCCATCAGGTAGTACAGTGGTACCACTTGACGCACCTTGGTCGCTGTCAGACGGAGGATTAAATCCTTCTAAACTAATTGTTCCTGTGTCTTGATTGTATACACTAGTAATGATATCTGTAATTATACCTAATTTTTTAACTTTGGTTGGTGGCGAAATATAGATTGGAGCAGTAAACCCAAGTGTTGCAACATCAATTTCGTCATTTGTACCCATTGGAATTGTTCTACTACTAAAATTTATATCTTCTAAATATAATGTGCTCAAACTTGTCCAATCTACATAATTGTCGGTTGTTTGAAATTCTAAATCCGGGTTAAACAGCATAAAAATTTGTTCAAGTATTTGTAATTTTTGATCAGTGCTAGTGCTCCAGACATCTACATTTACAGCAAGTGTATATGGAGTAGGATGTAATCTTTCAACTGTATAACCTTTTGCTTGTGTGGCTAGATAGCTATTTGTTTCAGGATCAAATTCTTTTTCACGTAAATTAATTTTACTAATATAACTGCTATCACTTAGGCGTGCTCTGTCCATTTGCAGACTTGTAATATAAACACCCATACGTGGGGCACTTGGAAGTTTGTTTTCAGAGTTTTCTCTAATAATACTACCTACTTGTCTTGTAATATCTCCGTACATACAAGGCACTCGTCTTAGATCACCGTCGCCGTCTCGGTAACTAAAATTGCTAAATGCTCTAACAACTTGTGTTAAGTATCTACGTATTTGTCCGTCATAAAAAAACTGCATTAGTTATCTGCCTTTGCTCTTAGAGCTTTACTTAGAGCTTGACGTTCTACTACGTCTTCTCCGCCTATGCTATTTACAGTAGTGTTGTTAATAAATGTGCCTTTTAGAGTATCTCTGTTTTCGTTTGGTGTTAGTGTTGTTCTAACTGCATCTTCAATTTTTGTCCAAACGTTTCCGTCATATCTAAACAATCTATTTGGTGCTAAATCAATACGTAAAAAATAATCGCCTACCGCTGGTGTAGTTGGAAATCCTGCACCTTGACCAAACAATGCACCATTAGGGGGTATACCGTCTCCTACAAGATATCCCTGATAGCCATTGCCATCAGGTGTTACAAACTTGGTATCTGATAATATTGTTCCGTCTGCTAGTAAGTCTGTATAGTCTGCTGAAACAATTGCTATCTCTCCTAAGTCATTTAAACTTAGTGTGTAGAACTGAATAGTACTGTAACCACTTTGATTAGCGTATTCTTCTGCTTGTGCAATTACTGCATCGTTAATTTGCATTTCTTTTTCATATGTACTCAGTACATTTCTAAGTGTATTTCCTGCTTCGTCGCCTGCTGGCAGATCTAAAATATCTTTATATTCTTGTGAGTCTAGTATTTGTTTGCATCTGACTCTGTACAAATGAGGATACCAAGTTTGACTAAATCCTTCTGCTGCTCTAGTAACCTCGTCTACAACATAATAACGTTTTAATGCTACTTCAAAATCATTAGCAGCATACTCGTCAATCAAATGAGGTAGTTCAAAAACGTCTCCTGGCATAATTTTTCTACCAAGTGTTTTAACGCTGCTGTTAATATGTATTGTCATAAAAATAGTGTCGTTTTGTAAAAACAAACCAAACTGACTTAGGTCAAAGTCTTGATCTTGTACATTATAATGTCCACGTATACTGTAAATATCTTCGTCGTATTTTCTATCTCTGTTTTCTAAAAACAACAAGTCTTGGATGTTTGTTTCACTAATAACATCATATTGTTTTTGTTCTGCGGTGGCATCATCATCTAAAGGATTCTTCGGACCTAGGTATTTGTGTATTAATAAATCAGTTCCACCTACAGTGAATTGTTCATAGACAATTTTGTCTAAAAACTCATAATCGTGTGACCTCTCGGGTCTATATAAACTCAAACGTGGCATACACATATTTATCGATAAATACAATTGGAGAACAAGATGGCAGACAGTAAC